GTCACCAGCTTGTTCGCGGGTGTCGCCAGTATCGCGGCTGCGGCTGCGGTGGCGTTGTCGGCAGCGGTAGGCGCTGCTGCGGGCGGCGCGGCATAGACCAGCGTGGTGATGAACTCCAACAGTCGCTTGCCGATGCTGCCCGTGGTGGTCAATGCGCTGGTCGCCTTCGCCCATACCGCCGTGACGATAACGCCCACGCCCGTCGCGCTCGGAGCGTCCACAATGTCCATCTTGTCGCCGGCCTTGGCAGGAGCGTAGCTGCCCTGAGTCTCAGCCAGCGTGACGTTGGGGACGCTTGTCGCCTTGATGCCCGTGGTGACGAGCAGCGTGTTGAGCGCCGCCAGTCCGTAGGTGGCGAGGCTGTTGATGGCGTTGACTACCTCGGTCACGGCGTCGGTTTTCAGCGCGTCAGCCGTCACGGTGTCCGTCGCCATGCTGATAACGTTCACATCGAAGTTGTCTGTTCCTGCGATGAGCGCGTCGTAGACCACGGCGGAGAGCACCGTGTAGTCCGACCATGCGAGCAGGTAGCCCGTGGCGGCGAAGGCGAACTTCAACCGTCCGACAGTGTTCGTGTCGGTGGTCGAGAGTGTGACGACGTAGAAGCCGTGGTCGGAATAGCGCCAGTATCCGTCGCCTGCGCTGTTCGCCAGCGTCACGTCTACCTTCGTGGCGTTCTTGAACACGTCCACGTCGATGCCTGCGGCGTTGTAGGCGAGGTCGGTCTTGACCGTCTTGAAGTCGGTGTCTGAGATAACAGGGCCGATGAGCACATCGGTCTGCGTTGAATGGCGAATGTAGCGCATCGGTCACGCTCCCATCTGTGCGTAGTGGAACCACGGAGCCACGAGGTTTCCGTAGAGGTAGTAGCGGTAGTCGTTGCTTGACATGGAAGTCCACACCGTCCCATTGAAGCTGGACGCGTCTCCGGGAGCCGATGGGCTGGTATCGAAGCGCCTGACGCGCAGGTGGTTGGACGCATCCCCGCCCGCGAAGCCGATGGCTATCGCGTACACGGTGCCGCCGACGAGTGCATAGGGGGTGGCGAAGGTCAGCTCTGTGTCTGTCGGGTTGGTCGTCAGAGTCGCTACGTCGAGCTCGGCAGAAGTCGCCAGTGGAGAGCCTGTCGGCTTTGAGTTGCTGCCGAACGAACCCGTCGCGGCGTACAGGTATGCGTACACGCTTCCTGTCGGGGTGCCGAACTTGTAGAGCTGGAACTTGCACGAGGTCAGAGCTGACGGCTTGGCGGTGAACGTCTGAGCCACCTGCCTGATAGTTGAGGTGCCATAGACAACCGACACTGTAGTGGTGGTAGGCGTGTAGCTGTCAAGAAGGACCGCCACTACAGTTCGACCGCCCATCGCAGCGGCCAGTCGGCCCCTCCGCGCTTGACCTCGACGTACTTCGCGCTAGAGCCATCGCGCTGATCGGTGAGTACGGCGTTATAGGCGTCCACCGCGTCTTGCAGCGTGGGGCCGATACCGACGACGCGCCCGATGTCGATGAGGCCCACGGGGTCAACGTTCGTGACGCGCCACGGGCCTGTGGTGGACGGGTCGAAGGTGGCGGACAGGCGATTGTCGGACAGGAAGGCGATGAGGGTTTCCATGTTGGCGGCTCCTTGTCGAGTGGATCCCGCTCGTCTCACCCTCTGCTTTGCGTTGGTGACGCGTTCCGGGTGGCCATGTCGGGGTACAGAGGGCGAGATGAGCGAGGCCGGTCGCCCGGCCCCGCAGTGGCTACGCGGTACCTTCGGCGGGCGTGGTGTGGGTCTCTAGCGTGAACGCGTCGGTGACGTTGGCCAACGTCGGCTCGGCGATGCCGTGGGGGCCGTAGAGGATGTAGTACGCGCTCTCGGCCGCGGCGTGGGCGGCGTCCTTGTCGACGTAGAGTCGGACGTACCGCTTCTCCGGCTTGACCAGGTTGAGGCAGAAGATCTGGTTGTCGTCGTCGTCGGCGACGGTGATGCCCGTGCCGAGCAGATCGGCCATCGTGCCGCCCGCCACGTCGGTGTCCTGCTGCGCCTTGATGCTCGTGACGGCAGAGGCCGCGATGGTGGCGAACTTGACGATCATCAGCACGCCGGTCCAGCCGGCCATGTCGATGATGGCGCCGGTGCGATCTGCCGTTCCGCTTGCGTAGTCGAGTGCGTTGACGATCTTGGTGTTGGACAGGTTCTTAGCCATTACGCCTGCTCCTTCCTCGCGGCTTGTCGGCCGCCTCTCCCATGGGCTTCGTGGCATTGCGAGGCTCGGCCGGGGCCGGTACCGCCACGCCGGTCTTGATGAACATCGCACCCACGTGCTCCGGGAGGTCGACGATCTCCCCAGCTTCGTGCCGGTACGAAGTGAGCCCTTCCGCCGAGGCGAACTGCAGATTTCCGAACTGCGTGAAGAGGACTCTCATAGCGCCTTCTTTCGTGCGGCTGCTCTGTCAGTAGCAATCATGTCGCGGCAGTCAGCCACAACGCAGAAGAGGCCCCTCTCGAGGCCCCTTCCGGGTAGAGCAGGTAGCAGGTGCGACTAGGCGTCGTCGCTCTTGCCCAGGATGATGGCCGCGGGATCCCACGGCACGCCACCGATACGGCCGAGGCCGTAGTAGCGGATCTTCGGCGTGGCGGTGTAGGGGTCACGCAGGATCGAGACGCTGCGGTGCACGCCCACGGCGTAGCCCTTGGCGATGTCGCCGAACGCGACCGGGATCAGGCCGTTGCCGATCGAGGGAGCGGACTGGGTCTCGAGGACTTCCTTGCCCATCAGGAAGCACTTGCCGTCCGTGCCGACCGTGACGAGCCTGTCGTAGCTGTTCGGCCACACCATACCGGCAGCGGCTGCGAGGGTCGTGGAGTTCATGACCCACTTGCCAGCGGCGCGGTACTTCGGGTGCAGCGAGAAGAACCACTTGAGGTAGCCGGTGTTGGCGATCGTGTCGGCAGAGCCCGAGAGGACCGGGGTGTAGTAGCTGGCCGCGGCGCTCGAGAACATGCCGGTCAGAGCGGTCGAGCCGGTGCCGGTGACGGCGTCGAGCTCGGCCTTCTCGATGATGTCGGCGTAGATCTGCTGGATGAGCCAGTCCTCGGCCGGCTGCCCGTTGACGATGGCGCTGTCCACGAACTGCTGCGTGGCGCGCTGATCGCTGAAGTAGTCGTAGCAGATCAGCGAGGCGTTCCCCAGCGTGGGAGCGTTCTGCTCGGCGTGAGATGCAGCCTCAGCGGCCGTGGTGGCCACGCCATGAGCCGACTTGTACGGCAGGTACATGGTCGTGTCGCCGGTCAGCTCGAACATGGTGGCGTTCGCGAAGATCGGGTTGTACTTGCGGGCGAGGTCGAGCACCGGGCCGTGGACCGGCTCGGGCACGATGTAGCCGCCGTTGGCGTCCGTGGTGGACATCGCCGTGGCGCGAAGCTCGGCGGGGATGCCCTCTTCGCCGGAACGCATGTAGCTGCGGAACGCCTTGCTGGCGTCCGCTTCGGCCTGCTTCTCGGGCGACAGTCCGCCGTCGACAGCAACGCCGCGAGCAGCGATCTCGCGCAGCTCTACGAGCTCGGCCTCGCGAAGCTCGCCAGCCAACGCATCGTTGGCGTGGATCTGGCCCATGAACTCGGCGATGCGCGTCGAGTCATCAGCAGTCCGCTCTTCCTTGGCCAAGACCTTGTCGATCTCAGCCTGGAGCCCCTTGTTGCGCTCCTCGATCTTGCGGTAGTCGTACATGCGACTACTCCTTCCTCTTGAATGTGCGGATTCCGATGCCGGGCAGGAACACCTTTTCCGGCTCTTCAGAGGGCGCCTCGCCCCCAACACCGGAAGGCGCCTCGCCCTCCGGGATGGTGTTGCTCTTGGACCTGCTCTCATCCTCGTCCTCGTCGTCGGCCCACTTCGGGTCGACCTGGCCCAGGACGGTTTCGATGTTCTGCACGCCGTGCTCGATCAGCTCGATCGCGTCGGTGAGTGCCTGCTCGTTGGCCTCCGACAGCACGCGGCCGGCCCTGAGTTCGAGGCCGATCCGCGAACGTGCTGCCCGTAGGCGGCTATACATAGCCATCCCGCCCCATTCAGCGGCATCTATCGCCGACTGAGTGACGTGGTCCTGCACCCATGCGGCAGCTGCGGTCGAGAAGTCGGCAACCGCAGCCAGCGCGGCTGGCGTATCACCCTCACCTAGTGCGTCACTGATCGTGCGCTCGAGCGCAGACTCCAGCTGGTACATGCGTCCCCAACTAGCAAGGCGCTCCTGGTCGGATTCTGTGAGCGTGTTCGTGAAGACCTTGTCGCGCACCTGCATGGCCTTACTCCTTGCCTCCGCCGTAGTCTGCGGATATGCGGGCATGGACGTGATCGTCAGCTCGGAGACTTCTGCGCGGATGATGTCCCGGCATACATGGCCGGCCTCGACGTACCAATTGTCTTCGCGGACCCACATGGCAAACGACATCCCGTCGATATCGCCGCGCTTCATGCTCGTCATCATGTCCGCGGCCCAGGTCGTATCCGGCGGGCTGGCGGACATGGACACGCCAGCAGCGTCGACAGTGACGTCCATCGTGCCGGCGCGCATGCTGCCGATCACATACGCGGTGTTGTGGTCGAAGAGCGCCTTGAGGTCGGCATCAAGCTCGGGGGCACCAGGAAGTACACGCTCGCGAAAGCCGCCAAGATCCACAGACCACTCGTTGAACACGATCGCGGTCCCACTGACGATCGGCTTGCCGTCCAACATGAGGACGCGCAGCTCACCAGCGGGTATCGTCCTGATCTCGTATTCGTGCTGCATCAGCCGTTCCTCCTTCAGGATCCCATGCTGGCGTGCGCGTCAGCCGGAAGGGCGCGTGCGATCGCCTCATCGGTGTCGAACTCCAGCCCTGCGCGTTCATAGGCAGCGACGATCGGAGCGAACTTCTCAGCCGCGAATCCGAGCGTCGCCTCGAGGCTCTTGCCGCGCTCGAGGTCACTGTCATAGCGACTGCGGACCCAACGAACGGCGTCGTCGACGACCGGGATGAGAGCCGAGCGCACGGGGTTGGGATCCCCGGCGATCGGGCCCGTCTCGGTGACCTTGGGGGTCGCCAGGATGTTGCCGTTCTCGTCGATCAGCCCGGTGTTGAGCGGGATGCGCGGCTTGCTGCCGGCGGGAATCGGATTGCGGTCCTCGTCGGCTCTAGCCTCGTCGGGCAGCAGGACGCCCGCGTTGACGAGTGCGGCCTGCCCCTCGCTGCGCGTCTTGAAGTCGCCACGCATGAGCGCGTTCATGTTGAACTTCAGGTAGTAGTCGGGGCGATCGCGGAACAGCCGGTGCCGCACGACGCGCTCCTTGTTGACGCACATCGGCGCCACAGTGTGCTTCGCCAGCCACAGGTCCTGCTGCTCGGAGTTGGTATAGGTGCCATTCGTCAGGTCCTGCACGAGCGCCATCGGTACGCGGAACACCGAACAGATCTGCTGCAGTTGCCAGCGCATCTGCGGCGTGAGGTCCATGTCCTTGATGGTCATCGTGTTCTGCTTGTACTTCAGCCCGCGGTCGAAGATGCGCATCACACCGGCCTGCAGCAGCCCCGAGAATCCCGAGAGCTGCGAGGAGATCGCCTTGAAGTCGGACTCCTTGAGCGCCTGATCCGTCTCGAGGTAGCCGGGGAAGTGGTTGCCGTTGCCCAGGAGCCGCGCGAAGAACTGGTCGGAGCCGATCGACATGCCAATGGTCTCCGACGCCAGGTCGATGAGCGACCGCCCGTAGTACGGACTCGTGAGCACCGGCCCCTTGAAGTGCAGGATGTCTCGCGGCGGGTAGCTGTTCGCCGGGGTCATGTAGTCGCCGGAGTAGTTGTAGACCGCGGTGCGCGTCTTCTGGTCCATAAGGAACACCGGAGCCGCGCCGGTCAACGGCCAGATCGCCGTGGGCGTCATGCCCTTCCACTCGATGTGGGCGTAGGCATTGCCGTTGACGTCTTCGGTCATGTCCTCCCAGCGCCAGAACTCACCCGAGTTCATCAGGTCGTTGGGGGCGTTGGCGAGCAGCGCCGCCACGGGGTCGGTGGGCGCGGGGTATCGCTTCTCCCCGTCGTTGCGCCCGACGTCGACCGGGAGCGCGGAGTGCGTCTCGGCGCGCACGATCAGACAAGCGAGCACGGCCATGGAATGCAGCGCCGTGACGCGGGATACCTTCACGCCTGAAGACGACGATGCGGATGACACCGCACCGTAGAAGGCTTGGAGAACCGCATCATCTGAGACGCTGTAGTCGCGCCGTTCTTGCAGCCAGCGCAGAGGATTGAACACCGTGGCGCCTCCGAGGCTCGGTTTCACGAGTATCGTCGTCGCCGTGTCAGCCGCCGAGGCTCCAGACGCCCCCCGTGGCCGTAAACGAGTTGCCGCTCTCGATGTATTCCTGCTCGGCGACAGTGACCACCATCGCCAGTGCAACGGCCGCGTCGATCTTCTGGGAGTCGGTCATCTTGGTCAGCCGAGGACCGTACGGTGTCTCCTGCAGCGCGGAGTTCAGGATGTGCTCGCGCAGTCCGGGATCACCGCCGTGTCGCAGGCGCCCGTTGGTCACGAGCGAGTACAGCGAATCGAACGCGGCGGCCATGCGCGGATTGTTCTGCGGGTACTCCTCGACCGGGATGCCGAACTCGTTGGCGAGCTGCAGCATCTCGAGCACGAAGTAGCTGCGGTCGCACACCATACGCTCGACCTCGTAGGTGCGCGCCAGGTCAACGATCGTGGCCATGACCGCCGATCTGTCGATCGGGCTGCCGTCCTCAGAGCGGAAGATCCATGCCGCCACGTTGTGGAAGCCGTCGCCGTCCACCTGATCCAGCACGACGGCGGTGGTGTCACGAGAGAACGAGGCGTCCGCCCCCAGCATCACAGAACCAGCAGCGACGATACACGGCGTCTCCGACATCGCGTCCCACACCGCTGCGTCGAAGGCGCGGTGTATGCCGCGTGCAGGAAAGCGATTGAGGTGGTACCGCTCGAAGGACGTGAACGGCAGCTTCTCGTGCTGTCGCTTGAGCATCTCGTCGGTGATCCACGATGCCGGGTTGGCTGCGCGCCACACCGCCGGGTCGTGCCCGTCGTCCTCGTCTGCGGCGCCCTGCCAGTAGACGTAGGTGTTCGGCTGCTTCGGCCACGAGGTGAAGCCCTCGGCGCCGTGCAGCATTTCCCAGAGCACGCCCTTGCGATCGGGCCCGGCAGTCGTGATCGCGATCAACAGCGGCTCTTCGCGAGCGACCATGCCCGACAGCATCGCCTCTATCAGCGCGTGGCTCTTGTGGACGTGGACCTCGTCGACGGCGCAGAACGACGGATGGAATCCCTGGGCGGAATCCGCATCGGCCGGCAGCGCCTTGAAGACACAGCCCGTCTCCTTCACCCAGATCTCGCGCTTGTAGATGTCGCACGCCGCAGCCAGGAAAGGATGCGCCTGGATCATGCGCTTGACGGTGTTGAAGACGATGTTGGCCTGGCGCTCGTTGGACGCGACGACGTACGCCTCGCCCTCCTGCACGCGGTCGACGAACAGGTGGTACATGACCATGAGCGCAAGCACCTCGGACTTGCCCTCCCAGCGCGGCAGTCCGATGAGTGCCTGCTGATACTTGCGCTTGCCGTGGCGATTGAGGCGCCCGTAGATCGGCAGGATGATGTTGTCCCACTGCCAGTCCTCGAGCACGAACGGCAGCCCCGCCCAGCGGTCCTTCTTGTGGACGACGAACCGCTCCCCAAATCGGCGTACGCGGTTGGCACGCTCGAGGCCGCGCCTCGAGTAGCGGTGTGGCCTAGGGGGCATCCGCGAGGGTCGCCTTCTCGCCGGTGAGGTTCTCCCACCGGCGGACGATGACGTCGCAGTAGCCGGGGTCGAGCTCCATCCCGTAGCAGATGCGCTTCTGCTCGTGGGCAGCGATGAGCGTCGTGCCGGATCCAAGGAACGGGTCATAGACCAGGCCGCCCGGCTTGGTGCTATTGACGATGAACCGCGCGATCAGCCCGACCGGCTTCATCGTGGGGTGCTCATCGGAGCGCGATGGGCGGTCGTGCCGCACCACCGTCGTATCCTCGTAGATCGCATGCAGCAGTGCGTGGGCCGCCTCGAGGCTCAGCCCTTCGATGTCCGGCGCCTGGTCGCCCACGATCGCGGACCGCTTGCGTCCGCCATACCAGCCGTGCCGCCCCTTTCCAGCCTTCCACCCATACAGGCAAGGCTCGTGCTGGGGCTGGTAGTCCATCCATGACAGCGTGATGGACTGTTTGACCCAGATCAGCGTCTCGTGGATGAACCAGCCCGCTTCTCGCGCCGCCTCCTCGAAGAGCCCACGGTTGACGTCAGCATGGAAGCAGTACAAAGCGCCCCCCCCCGCGGTGAATTCGCATCCGAGACGCAGAGCGTCACTGACCAGGGAACTCAGGACGTCGCCGGATGCGGCATCGTTGGCGATCGGGCGCGCTGGCCCCTTGCGGCCGCGCGACTCATACGAGATCCCATACGGGGGATCCGTGATCACCGCGGCTGCGCGATCGTCCCCGAACAGGCGCACGACGTTGGCCGCATCCGTGCTCGAGCCGCAGAGCAGGCGGTGATCGCCGAGCTGCCAGAGGTCACCCGGGCGCGCGACCGGCTCGATCGGCACCGGCGGAACGTCCTCGGCGGCGCCGTCCAAGGTGGGCAGCCCGTCGAATCCGATCGCGTTGAGATCGAACCCCATCTCGGACAGGTCGGTGAGCTGGCCCGCGAGCACGAGATCATCCCAAGTCGCGAGCTCGGCGGTGCGATTGTCCGCCAGCGCGTACGCTTTCGCCTGCTCGTCAGTCCAGTCAGCCGGCACGCGTGTGACAGCGACCTCCGACCAGCCGAGCGCCCGGGCCGCCTCGAGCGTGCCGTTGCCGGCGATCACGGTGCCGTCCTGGCGCACGATCAGCGCGCGACGCTGGCCGAAGGTGGTCAGACTCCCCTTGATCGCCTCGAGGTTGCGCGTCCCGTGCTTGCGCGCGTTGTTCGGATCCGTCTTCAGGTCCGCGATCGCGACCGTCTCAACCTGCAGGTCGTGCTCCATGAGCGCCTCCTAGACGTCGAGCTGGCTATTGAGCGATGCGAGGATGGACAGACCCGCGAGCTCCATGACGCCGAGACGCACGCGGGCGCCAGGGTTCAGGCCCAGCGCATCGGACAGTCGCAGGATCTGCGCGGCGGCGTCCTTCTGCGCGTTGATCGCCGGGTTCTTCTGCGGCCCGTTCGCGCCGGCAACGAGCACGCCGAACTCGTGGATGATGCGAGACGAGTCCCGGTGCAGCCAGATCGCCTCGACCAGCGCGCGCACCAGGGCCATGTCCACGTCGCGATAGGCGGTGGGCGAACCGACAGGGCGGGTGCGCATGTCCTCGAGCACGCAACCCCACACCTCGTGAAGTTCGGGCACGAGATCGGCAGGCGGCGCGGCCTTGTCCAGCGGCGTCTCCACGCCGGGGACAGCGAGCTGCGTCTTCGGCTTGCGATGCGCGGTGCCACGCTTCTCCGACGTGGGGTTCTTCGGCTTGCCCCTCACCATGACGAGCTCCCGGGGAAGCCGCGCTCGAGCGCGTCGAACAACCCGGTCGCGACCAGCTTGCAGCGCGCCGCGAGCTGGGGAATCGGGCCGCGCGCCAAGCGATCACCCTGGGC